TACAGCTAGTACTGCTAATGACTATGACATCCTAACGGTACAAGATACTACGATAGTCACCAATAAACTTAAAACAGTTACTACTCAAAGTGCTCCATCATTTGTAGCAAATAAAGTAGGTACTGTATTGCTTAAATCAGTAGGTGATTCACAGGTCTACTCAGTAACAGTTAACGGTACTGCTTACACTTATACAAGTGATAGCACAGCTACAGCTGATGAGATCTTGACTGGACTTAAGTCAGCAATAGATGGTGGAAGTATCTCAGGTTTAACCGTAACTAAACTAGATACTTCATTAGAGTTAAGTAGAACAAGTGCTTTTACTTTGACTGGTAAAGGTGGTGCAGGTAATGATCAGCTTGTTACCTTCCAGAACCAAGTTGCTAACGTAGCAGCTCTACCAGATAAGTCAGTACATCACAGAGTAGTAAAGATAATCAATACTGCTAACTCAGCAGAGGATACATATTACTCAAGATTCATAGCTGATAATGGTACTTCAGGTGCAGGGTTTTGGCAAGAGTATGTAGCTCCAGATGTATCAGTAGGTTTAACAGCCTCAACAATGCCTCATGAGTTAGTTAATACAGCAACCAATACATTTGTCTTCCAGCCAATCAGTTGGACAGAGAGATTAGTTGGTGATAATACAACCAACTCACACCCTAGTTTTGTTGGCAAAAAAATTCAGCAGTCTTTCTTCCATAGTAGTCGCCTTGGATTCTTAACAGATGACAATGTATCTCTTAGTCAGGCTAATGAGTTCTATAACTTCTATCACATATCTGCTCTAACACAAGTAGCTAGTGATCCAGTTGACTTAAGCACATCAAGTATTAGACCAACACTATTAACAGGTGTCTTACCTACAGCTCAGGGTTTGATCTTATTCAGTAAGAACCAACAGTTCTTGATGTTTGCACCTAATGGTATCTTCACACCTACAACCACAATTATTCGTGGTATCTCAAACTTTGAGATGGATATCAATATAGATCCTGTAGACAATGGAACCAATATAATCTTCGTCAGTAAGACCCCCAGCTACACGCGAATTTATCAGATGACTACATCAGGTCAAGAGATGAATCCAAGCGTTGTAGACATCGGTAGAGTGGTCTCTGAGTGGGTTCCTGATACTGTTACTAATCTACTAGCTAGTCCTCAGAACTCCTTCATAGCTCTGTATGGTCCTACTAAACAAGATATATATTTCTACCGTACATATAGCAACGGACAAGAAGAAAGTATGCAGTCTTGGTTTAGATGGTCTTTACCAGGAACTGTACAAACAGTAGCTGTTGATTCAGATGTTATGTATGCGGTCACTATGCAAGGTGGTCAATACACTCTTGTTAGTGCAAGTATGAATCAGACTCCAGAGGAAACAATTCTTGTTAACTCTCTTGGAGAGAAGATGAATCCTTGTGTTGATTTATATGCAACAGCTAGTTCAGTTGCTTATGACACAACAGATCCAGCTAATCCATTCTCAAAGTGTTATATCCCATTCAATAATGTGACAGGGTTAACTCCTGTAATAGTTATTGCTAGTACAGCTGCAAGTTTAACTAACCCTACTTATGTTGAATCAGGATTCACCACAACTCCTACAGTAGCTACAGATGGTAATGGTACATACTTTAAAGTTCCATTTAAAGATCTTAGTGCTACAGGAGTTGCCAACCTAGTTATTGTTGGGTTCCAATATACAATGGATGTCTCCTTACCTAAGACATATTACAGGCTAGACCCTGAAGGTAAGCAGTCTGATTATTCATCCACATTAACCATAGCCAGATACAAATTCTCAACTGGTTTATCAGGTGTATTAGGATTTAAGCTTAAACGAAAAGGAACTACAGATTATACAGATGTACATGCAGTAGCAGAAGCAAACTTCTATCTAGCTAATGACGTACCACTAGCTGATCAATCAGTAGTTAACGTACCTATACATCAGAAGAATGAGAACTTTGATCTGAATGTATTTAGTGATTCACCCTTCCCCGTATCACTTACAGCAATGATGTGGGAAGGATACTATTCACCAAGATTTTACAGAAGAGTTTAATGACCACCCCCAACCTGTTAATAGTTAATCCAAGAGATATACCATACATTTGGAATCAAGTTAAACCCCTAGTAGATAAAGCTTTAGAGTATAGCTCAGGAGAAATAACTTCTAATGATCTACTAAAGCTACTGCTAAATGGTAGAAATGAATTATGGTGTGGTATAGATGATACTGGAGTAACATCTGCAGGTATAACTGAAATAGTAACGTATCCTCAAAAAAGAATTCTTAGGATCATAACTTGGGCTACAAGATCTGGAAAAGATCAAGAGTTATGGACTGGAGCACTATCCAATGTTGAGGAGTATGCAAGACATAATGGCTGTGATCTTTTGGAAGCATATGCAAGAAAAGGTCTTGCTAAGAAACTGAAATGGGATAGTGAATTAGTAATCATCACAAAGAATTTAGGAGATTAACTTATGGGAAAAGGTTCTAACAATGCTCAAATAGATTATCAAAGAGAAGCTGCTGATAGAGCTTATGCATATGATCAAAATGTCTATGAGCATCAATGGGGTTTAGGTTACGCAAGAGGCGGTGTCAATTATGGTTATAAACCTTTAGAGGGATTACAAATTGAAGCAGGTGCTCTTGATAAAGACGGTGCAGCTAAATATGCAAGCAGAGCTGACTTTGTTAAACAATGGACTAACCCTACCAAGGCAGCATGGGATTATCAGCAACAGATGTTGCGTAGTGCAGGTGTTAATACCTGGTCAGGTTCTGGTGGTGGAAGAGACCCAGAGACAGGTGCACTTTGGGGGCTAGGTAGAATCAAGTATTCTGATGGTAGCTTAGAAGATTATGGTACGTGGCAGAGTCGTATTAACTATGCAATGCGACGTTATGCTTTCAATGTCCCAGCTACGGATGATAAGGCTGAGCACTTTGGAGGTGTAATAGATTTAACTGGACAAGAATATAGGACTGATGAAAATACTGTTAAAGGAGTATCTGGAAAAACAGTTAAGGCATATCATCATTTAACTGAGTATGAGAAAGAAGGTGAGATTTGGAAGCAATTTAATCAACAAGCAGATAAATTAGAAAGAGATAAAGCCGCCGCAAAAGCTCAAAGAGAGTATCAAGATAAAACTAATCGTCAGTCATGGCAGTATCAAACAGATGTAAATAATCAACTATATCAAAATCAATTAAGAGCTTATGGTGTCTCTGAAAACGCATACCTTGCTCAGAAGAGACTTAATGACAGGGTTTATGGATTAGCTACTAGAAGAGAACAAGAAGTTTATGATGAGGGTATAGCTCAGCAAGGTTTTGAAAATGAACGTGTACTTCAAGAGTTACTTGAAATCACAGGTAGTCTTGGGTATGAGAAAAAAAAATTATCAGATGCTTTAGGTATATCTCAAACTGAATTCAACGATCAAAAAGCTCAATTAGCTGCTAAGTACACTCTAGATGTAGCTTCTGGTAAACTTGATCAGAATCAAACAACACTGAATTTAGATAATGCACTTGATCAATTAGATGACAATATAGCTCAAGCTGAGAGACGTAAACTATCTGCAACTAATAAAGAAGGCTTAGATACACAATTTACTCAATTAGGATTTCAACAAAATCAAGCTGATACTCAATTTGATAAAAGTAGACAATCCTTAACTATTGCTGGTAGAGAGAGATTAGCAGAATTAGATTTAAACCAAGCTTTGTTAATACAAGATGATGCTACACGACGAGCAACACTAGAAAAACAAGCTGCAGATTTAAACTATAACAAGGCAGAGACAGAAGCTTACATAGCTAGAAAAGAAAATGAGTTTAAACTAAAAGATGCTAAGAACCAAGCAACAATTGATAAGGAATTATTAGGTTTAAATTTATCTGATACAGAACGTGCAGGATATATACAACGAAGAAAAGTTGAGCTTGATTTTGATGATGCTGCAAGACAATCTGCTTTAAGTGAAAGAAAAGCTCAATTAGATTTAACTAATTTAGGTGGTGCTTTAGGATATAAAGGAGAGAAGTCAAGAAGAGATTATCTTGAGAAAGAAAGTGCTAGTAAATATGAGCAAGCAACAGTAGGCTTAGAACTACAACAAGCTAAACAAAGAAGTGATTATGAAAGAGATGTATTAAATCGAGAATTACTTGAGCTTAAAGCTAACAATGCTATTGAACTTAGTAATTTACAAGTCCAAGCATTAAAGCAAGCTGGTCAAGCAGCTCTTGGTCAATCAGGTAGATCTCAATCTAAAGCTATTATGGGATTTGCTGCAGCCATAGGTAGACAACAAGCAGCTCTTGTTAGTTCTATAACTAGAGCTGAATCTATGACTGATGCAAAGATCAGACAAAGTAGACAAGGTAAACTAAGTGCTATTCAACAAGCTGCTATTAAAGAGCAGAAAATTAGTGAAGATAGGTTAAATAGTCTAGCTACTTTAACTGCAGATTTAGGTGAAGTAGGTAGGGAATTAGCAATCGGTACACAACAAACTGGTCTAGAGATTGAGAGTATCCAAAGTAACCTTGCCACAACTCGTGAACGAACCGATATTGAAATTGAAAATATACAAGGTTCTTTGTCTAATGCACTAAAGAAGACAAATCTACAAAAAAGTGATATTGATAATATCCTACAGACAACAAAAGATTTATCTGGTCTAAGTATTGAAGAGATCAATAAGAGTTTGTCTCAAGCTTTAGCAGAAAAAGGACTTCGTAAATCTGAAATAGACAGTATATTAAAAACAGCTACTTCTAGGTATGATATTGATAAAGGTAGAATTAGTTCTGAAATTGATACTGCTAAATCATTAGCTGGTCTTACTATAGATAAACTTACAGCAGATCTAGGTAGACAGACTACTAAAAAAGGTCTTGATTTAAAGAGGATCACTCAAGAAGCAGCTGATGAAAAGTACTTAGCTGAATTACAAAAATCAGGATTTATAGATCAGAAAGGTTATCAAAAAGATTCAGCTCAGATTGAACTAGAAAGAATAATGAGTAAGAGTGGTTATACTACATCGCAGTATGGATTGGAAAAACAACAAATAGAGAATAGAAAATTAGGTGAGATATTAAAAACAACCACTGGTAAAGATTATCTAGATGATCAATTAGGATGGGCACAAACTAGAAAAGATTTAGATACTAGAATCGGTGTGGCTAATAAGGCTGGTTTATTAACAACAAAAACTTCAAATCTAGAGGACTTATTAATACAAAAAGATGCTGGTGATCAAAGAGCACTATATAACAAGATGTTATCACCTACAAGACCTGTAGATTTACCACAGCCAGATGCTTTACCAGTAGAGACATGGGGTAAGTTGTTAAGTCCTACTCCTGCACCTGCACCTATACTTGGAGCCAAGATGAGTTACGACTCAGTTGGAGCTTTAGATGTAATAGGAGGTGTAGCAAGTGGAGCTATGGCAGGGTTTAGTGCTTATTCAGCAATGGGAGGTGCAGCAGCAGGTGCTAGTGCAAGTACTATGGCTACCGCTAGTGCTGTTGCTTGGCCACTTGGTGTTGGTATGGCTCTTTATTCAATATTTGGTTAATTAATTTACTTACTAAAAAACAATGGTTAGAGCAAGATCCTATGGCTCCTACGCGAGGAATAGGAACAGGGGGTTTAATCCCCCAATCTTGCCTGATGTATCTGAAAAGATGCTCCGAGAAGGAGAACGTACGATTAAAAGTCAAGCAGATGCATACCAGGCAGAGATAAATAATAGACAAGATATAGCCAGACAAATGGCTGATAACGCAAGCATGAGACGAGCTTCAGATGCTGAGCTATTTCAAACAGAAATGGATTTCTCTAGAGCACGTCGAGATGCTGAACTCCAACACTACCGAACAGCTATAAAAGACGTAGAAGTTAGAAAAGCTGAGTGGGAAAGAAACAAAGAAACTAGAGATGCTGTTGTCGCTATGATTCCAAAAGCTGTTCAGGCTTATGGACAATTTGAGCAACAGCGTGGAAAGGTTATGCAGGAAGAGTATGACCGAATAATGTCTAGTATGGAGTTGACGGCAGATGAAAAGAATCACATAGCATTTGTAGGAAGATCAGCAGATAAAATTGATACAAGATTAAGGAGTATTATTGAAAGAGAAAGTAAGGCTGGAAGACTAAATGATAGAGACAAAGATCATTTATTAACACTCAGTGGTAGGAGAGAGTTAATTGCTCAGAAATGGGCTATTAAAAATACGTCTCCACAAATCATTCAGAATTACTTAACTAGGAATTTAAACACACCTCTTCAGTTTGGGGATGAATGGTTAACTTTACAGTCAGTTATTAATAATGGAAACCCAGATGATATTAATAGAGTACTTACCAGACATCACACCAAACTAATCTCACAACAGTGGGGAGTAGATTCAAATAATAAAAAGTCTTATTTACTGTTAAACGAAACTTTTACACCTGCTTGGAATAAGGCTGTAAAAGTACATAGAGGTACAGCAGCTGCGAACTTCAGTGCAAACGTACATCAACAATCTATTCTTCATGATAGGACAGGTTATGCGAACGCTGCTACAAGTGATAATCCTAGTGTCGCAATATACGACGCTTTACAAGTACAAAGTGCTGGCAATTCTGCTAACTATGCAGCACAAAAGAATGTATTAGGTGGTGTTCTTCAGCAGGGTTTTTCTGTATCTGGTGGTGCGTTTACCACTGAAGTTTATAACCGACTAGAGAATACAACTCTAAGGATAAATGACCAGGACATGTCCTTGCAGGACTACCTTGGTAAAGAATGGTGGAGTGCTATCAGTGAGGCAAATACAAACAGAATTAATGCTGAATATGAAAAAAGCCAAGCGGATCTGAAAGCCTATGACCAACAGAAAACAATGGAATACATTGATATAGTTACAAGAAACGGTCCTCTAACTGAAGAAGAAAAAGAAAATTTTAGGAAACAAAACTTTCCTGGTAGAGATTGGCCACAGGCACTGAAGAGTTATATGAGTGTTGAACAAGAAGAGCTACAGCAGCAAGATGCAACCTTACGTACCATGTACGAGTCCGAAGGTATTACTTGGGCTGAATTAACCAGTGGTCGATTTTTTCCATCAACAATTGATAAATGGGGAAAGCTTGCTGATGGTGGTCCTAATTCATTAAACAAAAGAGATCAATC